TCGGCGGCGAGGGCATGGCCGGCTTTTACGATCGCATGCTGCCGGCGGCGGCGAACAAGCTGGGTAAAAAGTACGGGGCGCAGGTCGAGCGGTCGGAAATATCCGCAGGCACGCGTCCTGCAAATCAATTTCAATACGGCGTTGAGCGCGACGGCGATTATTACTTTGTTGTCGATCAGAACGGGGAGCGCGAGGCGCAGCGTTTCACAAATCGAACCGACGCAGGCGCGTGGGCAAGGTCGCTCACTGACGCTGACGCGCCAAAGCCGGCGCCCGCATGGTCCCTCAAGATCACGCCGGCGCTGCGCAAGGCGGCGCTCGAGCAAGGCTTTCCGCTGTTCTCGATCGGCGGCGCGGCAGTCGCCGGCGCGCATCAGCTCATGCCCGTCGATCATGATCCATTCAACGAACGCCGGCTCGAGCCGGTCGAGCACAATCCTTTCACGCAATAGGTGATCTATGCGCAGATTGATCGTTGCGGCGATTGCCGGATTGCTCGCGCTTTCGCTGCTGCCAGCGCGGGCGCAGGATCATTCGTTCCCGACGCCGGGGAATGCGACGGTCGGCGGCGCGGTCGATATGTTTCTCAATCCGTCCGGGAATGCGATCCCGACTAGCGCTGCAAATCCGTTTCCGGTTACGATTATCAGCGGCGGAAGCGGCGGTGGGTCGGTTACTCAGGGAACGTCGCCGTGGGTCGATAATATTACGCAATGGGCCAGCGTCACGCTCGGCGCGGCAACTGGATGGGGCGTAGCGCCAACTGGCAACGTGCCGGGTGTTAATGCAAACGTGCTGGCTTCGGTCCTGCCGACTGGCGCGGCAACACAGGCGACGCTCGCGGCCATCCTCGCAGCACAAGGCGGGGCGCCTGCACAACAGACCGGCGCGACGGTGGGTATCGTTGCCGGATCGGCGATCATCGGCAAGGCTGGCATCGATCAAACGACGCCGGGGACGACAAACAATGTAACGGTAGGCCCTGTAAATTCCTCGCCAACGAACTTTTCAGCGGCCACGAGCGGAACGCCGAGCACTGCGACTACGCTTTTGGCGGCAAGCGCAACTCATCAAAAAGTTGTCATAAAAGTGGAGGGCGCAACGGCAGTGTGCTTCTCACAATTTGGCACGGCAGTTATCGGGGCTGCGGGAACATGGTGCCTCAAGGGCGCCAGTACTGCTAACGCAGGGGACGGAGGATCATACGTTACGCCGGGCGGCATGTCCGAACCCAACGCAATATCGATGATTAGCACGGGCACATCTATTCTGGTTACCGGGTGGTGGCAATGAGCAAGTTTTTATGCGTCCTGTTATCGCTTTGGCTTGCTGTTATCCCGGCTGCTGCGCAGTTCGGCGGAAGCGGTAGCTCAACTACCGTCAACAACACAGCCGCGAATACCAACCGCGTTCTGTGCTCGATCCGCGCCGCGAATTTCAATATCACGACGGATCAAGCATGCGCGATCCCAGCCTCGGTTACGGCATGGGTGCCAACATCGATCATCGTCACAAATTGTTCCGGCACGTTCACCTTAGCGGTGGGCGGGGTTTACCCCGCGACCAGCAAAGGCGGCACGGCTCTCGTTGCGGCGGCGCAGGCTTACACGGCACTGACCGGCGCGACTGTCGTTTTGGGACTGACGCTCGCGGCTAACATCGCGGCCACGCGACAGACCATTAACACTGTTTACCTCTCGCTTACGACCGGAGCGGGGAGCGCGGCAACGTGTGATTTCTATGTCGTTGGGAACGATCTCACATGATGTGGCGGGTCGCGCTCGCAGTTTGGCTGACGGCGGCACTTTCGCTGTTCGCGCTTAATGCACCGCAGGCGCAGTTCAATGGGTGTGCGGCGGGGTTTTGCTCGCCAAGCAGCAGCGGCGCCGTTTCGTCGGCAACCAACTCGCTAATCTTCACGTCGGCATCTTCTCAATTCCTGTCGCAGACCGGCAAGATCACGATCAACCAGCAGAAGTTCACGATTGCGTGTTGGTTCAAGACGACCGCGGTTGCAATCGGCGATATTTTGAATTTTTCCGATGGCACGGCGACTAATCGTATTGAACTTCTGGTCAATGCGACCGGCAACGTGAATTTCAGCGCAATAACCGCCAACAGTACGGTCGCTTCTGTCATTACCACAGCAGCCTTCAACGACGGCAACTGGCATTCGATAGTCGTCGCTGTCGATACCACGCAAGCGACCGCGAATAATCGCGTCATTCCTTACGTCGACGGCGCAGCCGCTGCGCTGGGGACCAATACGCAGCCCGCGCAGAACACAAATCTATCGAACAACTTTGCTGCGACTTACGATATAGGCGCCCGCAATGGCACGGTACGTTTTTTCAACGGTAACCTCGCCCAGGTCTATTACATCGACGGCCAACGGCTCACGCCGACGAGCTTCATCACCGGCACGCCCGGTGTGCCCAAGACGTACAGCGGCACTTACACCGGCACGTTTGATTTCTTCCTGCCGTTCTCAAATGGCACGTCCACTACGACGCTAGGAGCAGACGGTTCTGGCGAGGGCAACAATTGGACGCTTAATGCCATGACGACGGCGAACCAATCGACGGATCATCCGTGATGTTCAACTCATCCTATCAAGCCATGCTCGCCAATATGCGCAGCGCGACCAATGGGTGGAATTTCTAAACCGAATTTCCGCGCCGCAATCCCGAGCTGATCGGGCTTAACGCGCGTCCGGCGGCCTCACGAAACGAGGCGGCGACTTACGCTCGCGCCCATGAACGAGCGTCCCGCCTGATCCACGACACGGATCGACCGCGGACCGCCGGGCGGCTTAAAAGCTGGCGCGACCGTCTTGTCGACGAAACAGACAAAAAGAGGACGTGAGTCTATGGCACCCAGGAACACTCAAGCCGCAGCCCTTGCGGCGGACGAAAGAACCGAACGGGATTACCAGCTCGACGTGAATACGGCCGTCGCGAACACGGAACTTGAGATTTTCGCGGACGCGATGGGCGACGAGGAGCTGGATAACGACGGCGATACGTCGCTCGAGGAAATGGACGACGGCCTAGAGGGTAACACCGAGGCCGGCGACGAGACCGAGAGCGACGAGGGCGACGATCAGGCACTCGAGGCGGCCGAAGGCGAGGAGGGCGACGAGCCCGGCGCCGAGGGCGATCTCGAGGAGCATGACGACGGGACGGATCAGGGCGATCAGGGTCAGCGCCGCGTTGAGCAGCGCGAGCCCGGGCGTCAGGAATTCCGCAGATCCGGCGTGCCGCCCGCCGTGCATCGTCAAGTAGGCCAACGCGCCAGAGCTGCCGAACACGAAGCCGAGACCGAACGCGAAGCGCGTCAGCGTCTCGAGCGCGAACTTGCGGAAACCCGCGGTCGCCTCGATATGCTCACGCAAACGGTTACTCGGCCGCAGCCGCAGCAGCGGCAGGAGCAGCGACCCGATCCTGAGCCGGACGTGATCGTTGATCCGCAAGCGTGGCGCGAGTGGAACGACCGCCGGACGCAGGAACGGATCGCCGCTGGCGTCCGCGAAGGCATCGGCGCTTTCCGCCAGGAAATGCAACAGCGTGACGAGGGTCGTATCAATCAAAGTTTTGGGCAGCTCGCCCAAGGACCGCGACGATACGAATTCAGCGCTGCGCATCAGGCTTTGCTGACGCTCGATCCGCGTAATCCTCAAAATCGAGCGACCGTCGCCGCGATCGTCAATTCCCCCGATCCCGGCGGCGCTCTGATGGATTGGTTCGAAGAAAACGGCGCGGAAGATTTCCGGGCCGAGGTCGCCGAACAGCTCGGGCTCGGAGAGTTTTACGAGCAGGCGCGCCAGCAAGAGCAACCGCGGCAACGCGGTCGCAATGGCGCCAATCGTCAGAACGACAGGCAGCAAAACGGCGGACGGCAAGGTCGACAACAGTCATCCCGTCAAGATCAGCAAGGGCAACCGCGTTATACGTTCCGAGTGCCGCCATCGCTGAGTGAAGCGCGCGGCGGTCGTGGCGGCAATAGCCGCGACGGCGCCGGCACCAATTACGATTCCGACGCTATGGATGATAGCGACGAGAGCGTGTTCCGCTCCGCGATGCGATAGACATCACGTCCGCCGCAACGCGCGCTAAATACTCGGCGCGCATTCCAGGCTGACCGAAACGGACTGCTGGGAATGTCTCGATCAGCCATGACCGACCTGAAAGGGGTTAGGCCATGGCCGTCACAACGGTTCAAGTCAACAATAAGCTGATCGTTTTCCGCAAAGAGGTTGCGCGGGAATACATTCGGCAAAATCTGTTTTCGCCTTACGTCGGCGCGGAAATGACGGCGATCATTCGCGTCATCAACGAGCTGAAAAACGGCGGCGAGCAGATCAACATTCCGCTTATCGCCCGCCTCAAGGGTCAGCCGATCGCTACCGGCGCCCTGGTCGGCAACGAGGAGCAGATCGACAACTACGGCGATCGCGCCTGGATCGATTGGGCACGCAACGCCGTCAAGATCGCCAAGTCCGAAGAACAAAAGTCGAGCATTGACCTGTTCGGTCAGGCACGACCGCTGCTCGAGGATTGGGGCAAGGAGCTGCAGCGCGACGAGATCATCGATGCGTTCTACGCGATCCCGCTCGCCAATACTGCGCCGGCCGGTCTGTCGTCCAATAACGGTCAGCGCGTCAACGGCGCGTTTTTCGATGTCGCGACCGTTGCGCAGCGCAACACTTGGGTCACGGACAACGCGGATCGCGTGCTGTTCGGGGGCGCCCAGGGCAATCTCGTGGCCGGCAATTTCGCCTCGTCGGCCGCCAACGTCACGTCCGGCATGACGTTGTCGGCCGCGGCGCTTCTGAAAATGAAGCGTCTCGCCAAAAAGGCCAATCCGCGGATTCGGCCCTACAAGCTGAAAAACGGACGTGAGTATTTCGTCGTCTTTGCCGGCCCGAACTGCTTTCGCGATCTGCAGGCCGACACGACGATCATCACGGCGAACACGCAAGCAAGACCGCGCGAAGGCGACGGCCTCGACAAAAATCCGCTGTTTCAAGACGGCGATCTGCTCTACAACGGCATCATCATTCGGGAAATTCCGGAAATGGATGTCCGTTTGCCCGTGACCTATCAGACGATGGGCTCGGGGGCGATCCAGATCGCGCCCGTGTTCATGTGCGGACAGTCCGCGATGGCCTGGGCGTGGGGCCGCATGCCGGTTCCGACGTTCTTGAAAGAGGACGACTATCAGTTTTTCCGCGGCGTTGGCGTCATGATGGCTTACGGTCTCAAAAAGATCGCCAAGCTCAATCCTGCCGGCAACTATAAGGAATGGGGGACGTTTACCGGCTTCTTTGCCTCGGCGAACGACTCCTAATAGGTCCGCGAGACCTTGACCGAACCGCCGGCGGCGTAATGCCGCCGGCGCCTTCAACCTCTGTTTTCCGGAAAGGAAAAACATCATGCGCAACTGGCGCAAACGCCTCTCGCGGGCTCTTAACGTCCGCGCAATTGTTACGGGCTTGGCACTCTTTGTCACGTCCGGCGTCGCGCTCGCTTTGACAACTCCGCCGAGTTTCTCGCCGCGGATGTTCCCGAGTCAGCAGACGCACTATCTGCGCTTCACCATCAACTATAATTCATGCGTGCTGGCGTCCGGCTCTTGCACCGTCAAGGTCGGCGCGGTTCCCTATAACGCATGGATTTTGCGCGCGTACCAGCAGATCGTGACCTCGTTCAATTCGCTGTCGACCGACACGATCGCAATCGGCGTTACCTCGGCCAATGGCAACGAACTCGTGGCCGCGCAAAGCGTTCACGGCGCGGCCGGCGGCGCAACCACTCTGACCGTGATCTCGACCGCGGCCGGCACCGTTGTTACCGGCGACGGCGCGACCTCGACCTCGACCAGCGCGTCCGGTTTCGATATTTGGGTCAAGTATGCCCAAACCGGAACCGCGCCGACCGCTGGCACGGCGAGCTATATTATGGAGTACGCGGCGCCAAACGACGGCGCCTGCTCGGCGGTCCCGATCGGATCGACCGCAGTCGCGTGCTGACAACATGGCCGGCCTCGGCAGGTTAAGGCGTCCGGGGCCGGCCGCCTTGTTTGTGTTCGGCGTCAGTCTCTTTGTTTGCTATTGGCCCGGGATTTCCGGCGCTGGAACCTCGCCGCGCTGGGCGTTGCTTGCGGCGGTCGCGTTCGTGGGCGTCTTTACTTGCGGTCGCCTCAGGGTGACGCTGCTCCATATCGTCGGCGCCGTGCTGATCGCCTGGGCGCTCGCATCCTATCTTTGGACCGCGGCGCCTCTCGACACGATCGGCGCTGCCTGGAAACTCGTCGTCGTCGGCTGCGTGTTCGCTATCGCGAGTCAATGCGGCGATCTCAAACCGTTCTATTTTGGCGCCGCGGCCGGCGCTGGAATTTCCGGCTTGATCGCCATCGCGCAGCTCTGCGGTTATGCGCTCGTTCCCGATGTCACGCCCGATCAGCCGGTCGGCCTATTCATCAATCGCCTTGTCATGGCCGAGGCGGCAGCTTTGGTCGGCGTCGCATTGATCGCCGCACGTGAGTTTGCGCTCTTGCCGTTGACGTTGCCCTCTATCGTGCTGCCTTGCGAGCGCGGTCCGATCCTTGCGTTCGCTTTTGTCGGCGCGTTATCGCTCTGGCGGCTTTCGCGATCCGCTGCGCTGGGGCTTGCCGCCGCTGGCATCGTTTTTTGCGTCATGATTACGGGCTGGGCCAATCCGAATGGATCGGATGCAATTCAGCCTGGAACGCGAATCGAAACCGCAGCGCAACGCGTGACGATCTGGCGCGCTGTCGTTCCAGTCGTATCGACATTCGGCCGCGGGCTCGGCTCGTATCGGGACGCGGCGCCGCAACCGATCGCGGGTTTTCAGCTCGAGCATGCTCACAACGAGCTGATAGAGACCGTTTTCGAAATTGGGCTAATAGGCGCCGTGCTGCTTGCCTTGTTTTTTGGCGGCGCGATTGCGACCGCGCCGCTGTCCGTCGAGGGCATCGTTCTTTTGGCGCTGATGATGGAGGCCGCTTTTGCCTTTCCCTTGCACGAGCCGACAACCGTCGCTTTTGGGGCTCTGTGCGCGGGCGGCCTTAGTCGTCCCCTGCCTCGTGCTGGCGCTCCGCTTGATCTTGGCGGAAAGCTATTATGAGGACGGCTGGCGCCATGCCCGCGATTATTGGCGCTCGATCGACAGCCTGTCCAAAGCCGAAAACGTCTATCCGTTCGATCATCGCTTTCGCGAGGCGCCGGAACAACGTGCGGCCGGCTGGGTCAATCCGCGCTGATGACGGCGCGTCAATGAGGAGATCAGGCAATGTCGGCAATCAATAACGGAATTCGGCGCGCCGCCAAGGATCGGGCATTCGGTCCTGGAATGGCGATGCTGATCGACGACCTCGGCAGCACGGTCAACGCGGCGCAAGCCGGCGCAACCGCGCTGACCGGCGCGCTGCATCGCGTGAACAGCGGGGCGGCGACGGCAAGTTTTATTCTCAAATCGATGGTCGCCAAGGAAGCGCCGAGGCTCGTGATTGTCATCAACGACGGCCCGAATTCTATCAACGTCTATCCGGCCGTCGGCGAGACCATGAACGGCGTCGCCAACGCGGCGCTCGCGGTCGCCGCCGGCGCAACCGCCGTCATCGTCGAAACCGAGGAGACTTTCGTTTTTGATTGGCGGGGCGTTGCGATCACTTAAAGCCCAGAAAGGAAACGGCGTCATGAAAAGTCTGCGCACGATTTGCGTGTTCGGTTTGGCGCTCGCGCTCGCCACGGCGCCGTTGCCGGCCGGCGCCTTCAATCTGCCTTTCAGCGCCGCCCAGGTCACGGGCGCCGCCGGCGCGTCGACGTTCAATCAGGATGCCGGCATCATCACGACGGAATCGCTGTCGACGGCCGCAGGCGCGACCTATACCGAAACCGTCAACTGCAACGCCGTCACGGCCTCGAGCCTCGTCTTTGTCTCGATCGCCAATGGATCGAATAGCGCCGGCGATCCTTCGCTGCAGCTCGTCACGCCCGGCGCCGCCAAGGTGACGATCACCATCGTCAACCGCCATGCCTCGGCGGCCTTCAACGGCACGCTGAAAATCACGGTTCTCGTTTTCAACTGATCGCGCCGCAGGCGTCGATCGCAACGCACGGAAGGAACTTTGCTATGGACGACAATCAGGGACAGGCTGCCAATCCAAATCCGCCCCCGCCGAATCGGTCGCCGCTGCCTCAGGGCGCCCCGGTGCAAGCCGCCGCCGACGAGCCGGTCGAGATCACGGAACTCGTCTATATGCCCGGGCCGGGCGACGCCGACACGACGACGGTCGACACGGTCGAATTCAAGGCTTACGAGCCCGTCAAACTCCCCGCGGGTCGCGCTTACCTCGGCGGCAAATTGCACGCCAATCCGTTTTTCTCGTCGACACATGACATGAAAAAGGATCACGAGGACCGCAAAAAGGCATGGGAAGCGGCGCGCGACGCCAAAAAGAAACGCGACGACGCGCAGGCCGAGGTCGACAAGCTCGACAAGGCCGCTGCGGCCTCGTAATCGGCGCGCGGGTGCCAGCACGCCCGCATTCCGCCGTGCGCTCGGGCCGCAAGGCTCGAGCGCTTTGTTCTCCCCACAAGCAAAGGTGTTGCTATGAACGAAACCACGGAAGCCAATTCAGCGGCCGAAAACCAATCCGACGCGCCGCGCCGCGGCCGGCCGCCGAAACCCGTTCTGCCGCCGGGCGTCGACATGATCTGCTATATCCCCGGCGATCACGATCCGGTCAATACGATCGTTGGCGGCGAGGTCGTGACCGATCGCGAAGGCGTCTCGAAAATCCGCGGCGGCGTTGAATTCCGCGCCAATGTTCCGATCGCGGTTCCGAAATCGCGCAAGATCAAACAGCTCTTGCCGATCAAGTCGCCGATGCGCGACGAGAACGGCAAGCAGATGTATCAGCGCGACGAGGAAACGGGCGAGATCGTCAAAGACAAATTCGGCAAGCCGATCCCGCTATACCATGCCGGATTTATGATGCCCGACGGGACCATGCAGACCCGGCATCAAGAGGTCGAGGTTTCGCTCGTCGACGTCCTGCGCAGCAATGCGCGCTTTGGCATCAACGGCGCGCCGCCGGCGCTCGAGAAAAAGGGCGTGCAAAAGCGCCCTGAGACCGTCATGGAATATCGCGCTTGGCTGTTCGCCTGGGCCATGAAGGCGCAAGGATCGGACAAGGCCGCGATGACCGCGCGCTGGAATCTCGAGGAGGATTTGCGCGCCGAATGCGGCATGACCGATGGCGAGATCGCGAACGTGTTTCAGTTCTTTGAGGCCTGCCGCGATCTGGCGCCGGATACCGCTGCCGACCGCCGTCGCGCGCTCGCGTCCGTTGGCGAGGCGGCTTGATCTCCGGAATTATTGTCGCGACGAACTGTCCGCCGCGGCCGGTTTAATCGCCGGCCGCGGGCCGAGGAGATCAACGCATGCCGACAACCGGACCATATCGGACGCAGAACGACCTCATCACTGAGGTTCTGGCTAAGCTGGGCATCCTCTCCGCCGGTCAGCCGATCGATCCAGAGGATTACAACTATGTGCAGGAAATGCTCGATGGTTGCTATCGCATGATGGGCGGCATGGACCTGCCGAACATTCCCGATCCGCAGAATATCCCGAGCATTTTTTTCCTGCCGCTCGCCGACATCGTCGCCGGCGAGTGCGCGACCAAATTCGGCGCTACGCCCGACGATCATATCAAGCTGAAAGGCGCTGGCCTTGGCGGTCCGCCTTCGAGCGTTCGATCGGGCGACGGCGCGGCATGTCAGACCTTGCGCTCGATCCAGCGCGGCCGGCCGACCGGCGAAATCCTGCGTGCGGATTTTTTCTAAATGGCGACGTCCGATCCGGCGCAAGTCCCCTATCCGCTGCAGTCCTTCCCGGGCGCCAATCCGCAGGAAAGCGCCGGACGCCTTATCAATTGCTTTGTCGAGCCGCTCGCCGATCCGGACAATCCGACCGGGCCGGGCAAAGTCATCTGGCGCCGATGCGCAGGCCTGTCGCTGCACGCGCCGACCGCACAGGCGAACTATCGCGGCGGCTTGCTGGTCAATAATTTGTCCTATGAGGCGTGGACAAACGACGCCAAGACGATCGACGTCGCTGCTAACGTGATCGATCTCGGCAATCTGCCCGGCACGAAAAAAATCTCGATCGCGCGCAACAATGCCAGCAATCCCGATGTCGTCGCCGTCGATCTCGACAATGGCGCTTTCATTCTCAATACGACGGCGCTTGCGAACGCGCAGGTCGTGGCGACGGTTGCCGGCGCGGCGTTCAATGCGGCCGACACGGTCGCGCTGTTGTTTCAAAATCTGAGCGTGCAGGGTTTTCCGGTTCTTATCACTTACACGCTCGGCGGCGCCGAAAGCGCGACGACGGTTGCTGCCGGACTGAAAAACCTAATCAACGGCAATGCGACACTGACTGCAGCCAATGTCACGGCCGCGAATGTGCTCGGCGTCCTGACGATCCAGCAGCAGGGCGCGATCGGCAATCAGACGACGCTGCAGGCAACGATTACCGGCAGCGGCAGCGAGACCGTGACATTCAATCCGGTCAGCGGACAGATGGCCGGCGGCACGGGAACCGTCGGCATCGCGTTCGCGGGCGCGCCGCTCGCCTATAACGGCGTCGGTTCGATGCCGCAGGCGAACAGCGTCACGTTTCAGGACGGCTATTTCATCTTCACGACAGGCAACAATCAGGCGTTTGCGACCGGGATCAATTCGCTTTCGATGAATTCGCTCACGCAAGTCACGATCCAGGGCCGGCAGGGCGGCCAATTGTTGCGCGCGATCGCTTTCGAAGGGCTGATTTTGTTTTTCACGACGGGCTCGCTCGAGCTATGGCAGGATGCCGCCATTCCGGCGCCAGCGTTTCCTTATTCTCGATTTCTCGTCCTCGAGACCGGCTTGATCCAGCCAACGGCGATCGCCGGGCACGAGATCGGTTTTGCCGAGCTGATTTGGGTCGCCCAGGATTTCGGAGTGTGGTGGATGACCGCGGGCTCGACGGCGCCGGTCAAAATCTCGACGCCCGACATCGAACGCCAGATCGAGGCGCAAATCCGCGCCGGCAATACGCTCGAGGCCGGCGCGCATATCATGGCCGGGCGCAAGTTTTGGACACTGTCCTCGCCGTCATGGACGTGGCAATTCAATGTCACGACGAAAAAATGGAGCGAACGGCAATCTCTCTTGGCAACGGGAATTTACGGCCGATGGCGCGCCACGCTCGGCCATCCGGCATTCAACAAATGGCTGGTCGGCGATCAGCAAAGCGGCAATCTGTTATGGATCGACAGCGCCAATCCGACAGAGAACGGCGCGCCGCTGATGTTTTGGATCGAAAGCGGGCCGGTTCGCAATTTCCCGAGTCAGATCAGGATCGCCCGCGCCGATTTCGATTTCGACATGGGCGTCGGACAAGCCGTTGGAAACGTGCAAACGCTGATTTCGGGCGCCGCGGCCAATCCGGCTGGCAATGTTCGTCTGACCGTATTCAACACGGCACAGATGCAGACCAACGATCAAATGAATATCTCCGGCGTCACGGGCACGGTCGAGGCCAACGGCTCGTTTCCCGGGACCGTTGTCGACGCGACCCATATCGACCTGCCGGTTAAATTCGTGAATGTCTATATCTCTGGCGGAACACTGATCGACGTTACATCGCCGCCGAACGCGATCAATCCGAGCTGCGCGATCTATTGCACAAAGGACGGCGGCAATAATTGGGGCAATCCGCTGATCCGCTATATCGGACAGCAGGCCAAATCGAAACGCTCGCGCGCCTCAGTCAAGAACATGGGTCAGTCCGGACCGATGGGCGATCGCTGGCGTATCGTCATCACCGATCCGATCCCGACGGTCGGATTTTTCGGCTCGACGCAATCGAGCAATCCGAAAGAGGTCGGCGCATGACGCTGCCGACAAAGAATCCGCTGCCGTTTCCTGCCGTCGCGTGGCTCAACGATCAGGGCAGGCAGGATTTGGCGCAATACTTAACGAAACTCGACGCCCTGATCGTGGCGCTCGCGGCTGGGAACGCGCCCACGGGCATCGTCAATGCCGCGAACGATGTTGCGGCTCGCAATCAGGGCGTCGGCATCGGAAAATTCTATCGCAACGGCAGCGTCTATCAGGTCCGGGTCACATAGCGAGGCACGCAAATGAGCTGGCTCGATATTTTCAATAACAATGCGCAAAAGCAGGCCGCACAGGATCAGATCGCCGGCATCAATGCGGGCATCGGTAGCTTGAATAATTATTACGGTCAGGCCGGCGGCGCTCTGCAGACCGATTACATGGCTGGCCTGCAGCCATTCCTGCAGAACTATGCGCAGTCACAGGGCGGCACGCAGCAGCTCGGCGACGTGCTGGGCCTCAACGGTCCAGCCGGCAGCAGTAAGGCCTTGACGACGCTTCAGTCGACGCCCGGCTATAATTTTCAATTGCAGCAGGGCGAGAATGCGGTCAATGCGACCGAGGCGCAGCAGGGCACGCTCGGATCGGGCAAGCAGCAAATCGATCTCAATAATTACGCCCAGGGGCAGGCGAACACGACCTATAACAATTATGTGCAGTCGCTCATGCCCTATCTGAATTATGCGTCGACGAGCGCCGGCGGCGTCGGCGGTCTTTATGGACAGCTCGGCAACCAACAATCGAATTTGCTGCAGAGTCAGGGCAACGCGAATTATGGCGCGCAGACCTCAATCGGCAACGCCAATGCGAACGCCGATCTCGCCAATTTGAACGCCTCGGGCAATATCTGGAACGCGATTCAAGGCGGCGCTGGGTTAGGCATTCAAGCAGCGGCCATGCTGTCGGACGAGCGCGCCAAAGAGGACATCGAACCGATCGGCGAACTGGCCGACGGCCAACAGGTTTACCGCTACCGCTATATCGGCGATCCTCACGTCCATATCGGGCTGATCGCCCAAGAGGTCGAGCAGGTTATGCCCGACGCCGTCGTCGATAATTTCCTCGGCGACCTCAAGGGCGTGGACTATGGAGCGGCGACGAACTATGCTGCCGATCTCTTGCGCTTTGGCGGTCCGGATAACGACAACAGGCCGGCGGACTATGGCGCATCAACCCTCTTGCAAAGGGAATTATAACCTTGACTCAGCAAAAGCAAGCGCCTACACGCGTCGCGCGTGACAGGCCGAACTCTACCGAAATTGAGGTGACGCCCGCAATGATCGCGGCGGGGGCTGACGTATTGATCGGGCAATTTGGCCCCGACCATTACGGGAACGAGCGTAAGTATCGTGAAGCGGCCATCGCCGTTTATGGCGCTATGGTCGCCAAACATTCACAAAAATCGAAATTTCGATAATCGCATTCAGGCAATCCTCCAATTCAGTGAGTAATTTTTCCATTTCTTTCGTTGAGATTGGTCGGGAGCGAGAGCGGGAACTAGGTGGTTCTGAAAAGTCCAATATACCGACTACAGAGCGCCGCGAGTCCCATATGTTGTGCACCATCGCATTGCGTCGGCCGAATAATCGTTTCGCAATCTCGATTTGAGCTAAATATTGGTCGCGTGAAGCGTCCGGTTCTACAAAGCGGCTGAGAACGCCGCTTGCCACGTCGAAATGCGAGCGGCTGGCTAGCAGACTGTAATAAAAGGACTCGACTTGTTCATCGGTAAGAGAAAGCGCCATCGCGATTGCTTCGCACAGTACGCGCTCAATAAGGTTGCATGTATCGGCGATTAGGCCCAAGATTCGTGCATGTTCAGGATGATCTTTGAGGGCCGACTGAAATCGGTGTGTTTCCATGGCCAAAACCAAGTCAGTAAAGAGTGCCGAAGTTGAACTCGAACCGGATGCATGGCCGCGTTTCGAACGTTTCGTCCGCGATATTGCGAAGGCGGGACCGCAGCATCGAACTGCGATAGTGAAAAAGGTCAAGAGACGCACCAAATCCGCGAAAGGATAATACCCCAATTGGGCGTTAAAGGGGATTTCATGGGCAATCCGCTGGCAATTCTGGCCGGGGCGCTGATTATCGGCCTTTCCATCCTTTTCGTCGGCCGATGGAGCGTCGTGGCCGGCTCAAATATTGATCCTCGCGAGCTTAGTTACGTCGGCGTTTATAGGCTCGATCGATGGACCGGCGCCGTGACTTGGTGCGGCCGAGCCTTGTATTTGCCAAGCATCGCCACGGCGTCACCATTGACCTGCGACGTTAGGAAATGAGTAGAACCGGCCGGCGCGCCGGTTTTTTCATTCCTAGGGTATGGGCCTCCCGCTTCGCTATTTATGGAAGTTGCTCAAGAATGAGCAGGAAAGTCGTCGAAATAGACGCGTTCCGTTACTTTACGCGATGACACAAGAATCGGTGTTGCCGATAGTCCGCCTCTTAATTGTGTGTGAATTGTTAGAAGCGTGTCTGTTTCGATTATTGCAAGGACTGGGCTTGTGGGTTCGGCCCAAAGTAGCAAATCCTTCCCGACTTGAGCGGTCACCATCCGACCGTGATCCTGAAAAACAATTTGAAACAGTCGACCGGGATTTGCCGGATATGGATTCTGGCCTCGGAAAGTCGCGTAGACGCGATCCCGCTGTTCCGGAGAATCCGCAAACGGCACGAAAAAGTTAGGCATTGCGACTACCTTTCTTTGCCGCACGCCATCTTATGAAGCGCTTTGTCTGCTGTTTAATTGACGTGGGCTTTGTCAGGCCGTCGATAAGTGAGGCGCTTGCCAACGATGCCTTTCAGCAAACGAGCGGCGCGCTCTTTGTCGTTCACGCCAAGCGCCGAACGCTCGTTGTAGCGAAAATCGAACTCGGCAAGATAGCGCTTCAAATGCTGGGGGCTGACGTGGTGATAGGTTCCGATGATGCCGCGCTTTAGGATCGAAAAATATCCCTCAATCGTGTTGGTGTGAGCATCGCCGCGAACGTACTCATCAGCGCTATGGTTGATCGTTTCGTGGCGGCCAAACTCTTTGCCAGCGTGATAGTATTGGCCGCCTTCGTCCGTCATCAGCGCCGACTTGCGGTTGATCTGTGCAACCAAAATTGGGCGCAACGTTTTGCCGCTCACCTCTGGCACATGGAAAGAGCGGACCTTGCCGCCGCGCTCGACTAACGCAAACGCGGCCTCTTTGCCGGTCCCGCCGAGATTGCGCTTGTTGCGCTTGCCGACGTGCTTGTTCTTCTCTTTGCCGCCGATGTAGGTCTCATCGGCTTCAACGATCTTGCCTTCGCCGCCGAGCGGGCCGGGGAATTTGCCGTCGCGCATCGCCTCGCGAATGCGATGGGTCATGAACCAAGTCGATTTGTAGCTGACGCCAATCATGCGGTGCAGTTGATGGGTCGAAATTCCCTTCTTGCTGGCGCACATCAGGAAGGCTGCCATCAGCCACTTATTGAGCGGGATATGCGAGCGCTCGAACAGCGTTCCGGTCATAACCGTGAACTGCTTACGGCAGGCGCTTTCGTTGCACTGGTAGAGGCCAGGACGGCCCTCAATGGCCGTGCCGTTGTTCACGGTTCCGCAATGGCTGCAAATTGGGCCATCGACCCAAAGGTGGCTTTCCAGCCAGGCGCGGGCCTTGGTTTCGTCGTGGAAAACCTTATTCTGCAACTCGTTCGCCATGGTCGGCTCCTATCCCCTTGAGCCAAAATGTACTCTGAAAAAGTTGCTGAGTCAAGGTTATAATTCCCCTTGCAAATGGCAGCATAATCCATGGCACCAAATCCGAAAATTCAAGGCAAGCCCGTCGCCGCGGTCGCCGGCTCTGACGGCGCGCCTGTGATCTTTGCTGATATCGCCTATGCGTGGGGCAATAACCTCGGCATCGTGCAGGTCGAGCTGGGCGTCAATACGCTCGTCCCGCTCGAGGGCAGCAACAAGGTCAAAATCCGCCCGCTCTGCTCGGGGCATCTGCGGCTGTCGCCGGTTGCTGCGGCACAACTGCGCGATATGCTCGACAAGACGCTCGAGCAGTTCGAAAACGAGGCGCGTCTGCAGCGGGCCGCGCAGCTTGCTACGGCGCCGCCAGCATCGCCCGCGCGCAATAATTAGGAGAACGGCCATGTCGAATGTTTATCCGAATTTCGGACCGGCGCCCGCGAGCCAATTTGCAACCGGCCAGCAGCCGAATTATGCGGCGCCGCTGATGCAGTTCAATCAAATTCCGCAAGCGCTGCAGCAGGCGCTATTGCAGCGCGCGCAGTCGGGGCAAGCGCCGGGCGGCATGACCGCGCCGTCCGGTCCGAATTCCGGCGGCAAAGCGGCGCCCACGCCGCAGCCGAGCGCGATGCAGAATTTTGCGGCGAGCCTGCGCAAGTTTTTTCCGGCTCCGGGCGGACAGCAGCCCGGCGGCGTGCCGCCGGTCAATCCGGCGGGATTTGGAGGCGGCGGCGCACAGATGCCGCAACCTGCGCCGAGCGGCAGCATGGGCTTTGGCGGCGGCGGTCCTCAATTTTTGCCGCCGCAGCTTACGGGTGGCGCGGGCTTCTGAGCCTTTTCGGTCGGCGATAGCGAGGGAATCACATGCCCGAGCCCGCATCATCCTTTATGGTCGGAAACGCGCCTTACCCAGCGTCGTATGCCGCGCCATTGCTCAATTTCGACAAGTTGGCGCAGCTTCCCGATGATTTTTTCAAAGGGACGCAGCAAAAGCGCACGCTCGCCCTACAGAACGCTTTTCCCAAGGGACTGCCGGAAATCCAAGATGCCAATGGGAATGTTGTTCGCGATAAGGATGGCAATTCGCAGATCGACATCAACGCCATCACGCAAAAGCTGACGAAACTCGGCGGCGCCGATTACGCGACGCAACTGCTGCCCTATCTTTACGGTAGTCAGGGCGCCGACGTCCTCAAGGGCATTAATCAATCCATCGATCAGCCGAGCGATCAGCAACCGCCGACGGCGCGACCCTCGACGAATATCGTCGGCGCCAGCGGGCCGGCCAATATCCGCGGCCCAGCGCCGCAAACGCAGAGCGCGCCGGCCGCGACGTCATCGGCAACGCAGCCCGCGCTGTCGAGCATGGGAACCGACAATAAAGGCGCCGATACGCTGCGCTCAGTCGTGACCGAACTGTCCGGCGGTCGCGACGTGCCGCCGCAGGTTTTCAAAAATATCGCCACGGCGTTCAAGATCGCAGATCCCGATGCGCCGCTGCCGCAGGGGATGGCCGAGGCGATCCGCAACCGCTTGCCGACGACGATTTCGGGCGCCGGTCCGCAGCCGGCGCCGCCGCAGCAGGGCGGACAGGGAACCTCGCAAGTCACGGGCGCCGGCGCGCCGATCAATCCGGTCGGCGGCACGGGCGCCGGCGGCGCGCCGGCGCCGAGCGCTTTGCCGGAAACGCCGCCGCAGGGTCAGCCGCCGGTTGCCTCGTCGCCCGGAACGCAGCCGGCACAATCACAACAGCCGGGGCAGCAACCCGGAGCAGCGCTTGGGTTATCGCAGAATGCGATTGCGCTCGCGGAGAAAGACCCTACCACGCAGAAAATCATACAGGGCATTAGCCGTCTATCGCAGGCCGCCGCGACCTACGGGAAATTTAATCCTGCAGTCAAAGATGCCGCCGAAAAGCAAATCGACATTCTTAAGACGAGGCTGCAGGCGAGGCTCGACTTAGCATCTAAAAATGCGCAGTTGACCGACACGCAGAAAGCCGCCGCTGCATCTGGCAGCGCGAGCCCTCTTGCTTACGAAGGCGCGCAGGCCGTACAGACAGCCACGTTAAAACACAGCGACGCGCTTTATGATGGCCTGCAGTCCATGGCGAATTCGTCATCGGCAATGGCCAACAATGTCAAGCTACAAAAGGCTCTTGTTAATAATCCCGACTTTTATTCGGGTCCAGCCCAAGGCGCCGCGCTATTTCTCAAGCGCATGGTGCCGTCTCTTGCCGGCAGTCCCGCTCCAATGGAATTGTATAGCAAGGTGCTCAACAACAATATGCTGCATCTAATCGATACGATGAAAGCCTCAAGTCAGGAAATGGGCGCTCCATCATCGCGCATTTTTTCGACGCAGATCGATCAGGTCGAAAAGTCGTCCGGCACGCTGGATAATTCAGTGACCGGATTGCGTGCTTTGGCAGAACTCAACGACAGAACTCTGGAATTCAATAAGC